AGTAGGCTTATTCTTATTCGTATAATGTGCTACCCATAACCCTATATTTTCATCAAGTAATGGCTGGCATTTTTTAGTATACCACGAAGAGCAATATATTAAGGGTTTCTTTCCTAATTTATCTTCTACGTATTTACACCATTCTACCGCCCATGTAATAGGACACTGCACAGCTTTAGCTTCCCAATCAAGTATAACCATAGCTTGTTTATCCCACCTATTGATTGTACCGCAAAAGTTTCTAGCTTCGTCTTTAGCTGAATTGTTCTCAGGTCTTGCAAAATGATAGAAACCGTAGAGCTGGTCTTCTCCTAACAGACCGATATATTTTTCAAGCATAGGGTCTGTGTATGTTCTGCCCTCCGTTGCTTTCATGATTATAAAATCATGCTTAGAAAAATTTATCTCAGGTGGTCTGCCGTTCTTAGGGAATACCTGATATTTATTATGATGTGATACGTCAATACCTTTAAGCATCTACATTCTCCTTAATCAATAATCTTCATTCACAGCTTTCCCGTCTACGTAGGCTTCACAACCAGCGTAAATAGCACTTGATATAATAGTACAAACAGTGCCTACAATTACTACCACTTCGTTGTCTGAATGCAGACCATAGATTGAAGCACCGATACTGCCAAGCATTGCGGCTACACACACGATGAATTTCCTTGATAAAAATTTGTTCATAGTTTCTTCTCCTTTCTTATGGGTTGTTATAGGAAGGGTGGAAAGAAAGGAATAACAACCACCCACCTATAACAAGTGCCAGTAACAAACCGTTACTTAGTTTGTTCGAGGGTGTTTAGTCTCTGTTCTACTAAGGCTAACCGCTGGGATAGTGAAGGTATATCTTCGACTTTTTTCTCAATCTGTTCAAGCCTATAATTGGTGAGTTTTGAACTTGCAAAAGCCCCAATGAACGCACCTGACAAAGACACAAGCCCTGTGATTAAAGCAACTATAATCTCACTAGACATAGTCAATACCCCTTTCTTATTATTCATATTTATTTTATCATATTTAATTGATTTTGTAAAGAAAAAATGTTATAATAACATAAGAAAGGAGCGTGATTTTATGGCTGAGTTTTATGACGGTACTAAGCTATTGTCCATGAATGATATTAATGGCAGACAGCCTGATATATACCTTACCACTGGAAACAGAAGCATAGGTAAGACTACATGGTTTAATAGATATTGCGTAAAAGATTTTATAAAGAAGCATAAAAAATTCTGCTTAGTATACCGATGGAACTATGAACTATCTGATTGCGCTGATAAGTTCTTCAAAGATATACAGAGATTGTTCTTCCCTGAGTACACTATGACAGAAAAAAGAAGGGCTAACAATATCTTCGTAGAGCTATTTTTAAATGAACAAAGTTGTGGTTACTGCGTTACTCTTAATAACGCTGATGCTCTGAAAAAGTTTTCACATCTTTTGTCTGACGTAGATAAGATGGTATTTGACGAGTTTCAGTCTGAAAATAACCACTATTGTCCAAATGAATTGAATAAGCTCTTATCTATACATACATCTATTGCTAGGGGTAATGGGGAACAAGTAAGGCGAGTACCATTGTATATGCTTTCTAACAAGGTTAGTCTTATCAACCCCTACTTCTTGTCCCTTGGCATTAGTGATAGACTTAGGGATGACACCAAGTATTTAAAAGGTGATGGTTTTGTACTAGAGCAGACGTACTTGGAAGAGGTTGCTAATGCCCAGCTTGATAGTGCATTTAATAGAGCGTTCAAGAATGAGAGCTATGTCGCTTATTCAGCACAGAATGTATACTTAAATGATAATTCAGCATTTATAGAAAAACCTGAGGGAATGAGCGTTTATATAGCGACATTCAGAAATGATACTACTGATTATGCTGTGCGTTACTATCCCAAGGCTAATGTGTACTATATAGATAAGAGTATTGATAGCGATTATAAGGTCAAACTTACATTCGATGCCTCATGCCACGATGTTAACTATATAATGGTAGGCTCTTCGTCACCTTATGTATTAACTTTGAAGGTAGCTTTTGAACGTGGAATGGTACGTTTTAAGAACCAAGAATGTAAACATGCGTTCTTTGAATGTTTGAGATATACAATATTATAATCATGGCTATTCTGCTAATCGTCTTATAAGACTTGTCTGCGGGAAGCACACGTTAAATCGTGCCGTGGAAAGTTGCCGTGTTGCTAACGGGCTTATGAGCGGTTATCATTCCGAATAGTAAAAGGAGATAGATGAAGTTCTATCTCCTTTTTATATGTCTCTCATTGTGAACTCTGTTTCGGTCAGGACTACGCCACCTTTGATAACCTTTGGTAATAGCTTTGCTGGTATCTTTAGCCCTATCTTGAAGTCATCCAATGTGCGAGGCTTGTCTATGAATTTTTTATATTTCTTTTGCTGTTTCTCACTTAGGTTATGTTCTTCACCCATGCTTGCTAAGAATAGGTTCTTGCAAGTCTCAGGCATTCCAGCGCATTTGATATTGTAGAATGGTTTTTCTATTGGTTTTAAATCCTCATGTGTTACGCGCTCTACGTATGTCTTTTGTCTGATGAACTTTGCTATATCCCAACAGCTTTCCAGTTTCCAAGCACAAAATGCATTGTCATGTACTTTGATACCTTTAATCTCTGATGGCTTTAAGTCACAATGAATACTGTCAGTGTCAGCATATTTGAAACCTCTTTTGTCTACTCCATAAAAGTTTGCTTGTGCCGCTCTTATGGTGAAATTTCTACTATATGAAGTGATAGCTGAACCAGTCGCAATGTATACGGGTTGTTTTTCCATCTCAGATTGTACTGCATAAGTTAAGAAATCATAGTCGTTCTCAGGTATGTATTTAAAACTACTAATAGGCGATGTAGCTAGTTTACCATATAGGTTGTTAAGGAATAGCTTTGCTTCGGTTCTCTTTGCCCCTTTATTGTTTATTTTTATTTCTTTATATTTGTTTATATATTCATCAAATATTCCTATCTCAGTGTAAAACCAACAGCCATCTAATATCTCAAGGTCATAAATATTATAATGTTCCTTGAATAATATATAATCTGTGCATGTCATTGTTAGTTCTACGATTGTATCATGTAAGTTTCCTTGTTTGTCATAATATTGGCTATAGTATTTACCATCCTTTTTGTTATAAACATCACTTGTTTCTAGCATCTCTGTTGATTTGTAATTTACATTGTGCTTAATCTGAATAAAAGGTAGTTTTCCTTTTTTAAGATAGAAACGACAGCGCAATCTGACAAAGTAATATCTGTTATGAGAAAGTGCTTCGGGTGGAATGTTGCCTCTGAAAAACTTTGGTTTTCCAACAGGATAGTAGTTGCCACTCTCACTATGCATCATTGATGGGTACAAGCTGTTAACATCTGCCGTAGTTCCATCTTTATAGATTTTACCAGTAGCACCTCTAACAAGGTAACACCAACCACCTCTATATGATTTTCTTATATATTCGTCAGCGTTTGAAGAGCCATATACTTCACTATCTAGTTCAATATTTTCAAGTTTTGGAAAGAATATAGACCAATCATATTTTCCAAGCATCTTCTTATATTCTGCTAGACAGCAAGCACCAATTGTTAGTTTGTCATGCCCATCATCGAACATTATATTAAGTGCTTCTTTTAATACAAGAACGTCATTCTTAATGTACTCACTTTCTTCATCTGTTATTTCGCAACCTGAAAAACGGTAACCTTCATAGTCCATTTCCAGTTTGCGATGTTCTGTTTTAAAGGCTTCACCTATTTCTTCTAACTTGAATGGGAGAAGTTTAAGACTATCTTTGAGTGTATAAGTGTGTCCTCTGTATTTAAAAGTAATAGTGTACCATTGCCCCATGCTTGATATGGAATAGATAACCTCTTTTTCTTTGAGTTCTTTTGCTTCTTTTATTTTAACAGAGCCGTCTGCAAGGTGTTCAATACCTTGCTTGAAACCTAGTTCTTTGATTAAGAAGTATAGCCAAAAATTACCATCGAATTTCAAGTTGTGATAGTATATTACTGCATCTTCATTTTGGCTATCAAGGTACTCTAATGTCTCAGCTAGGGAATGAAATATCAATGGTGTATCACTACCAAGTTCTACCAAAGCACTTGACCATGCTTCTGTTGATGTTTGCCCTTCGTACACAGTCGTTTCTAAGTCAGCACTGTAAATCTTCATTTAATATTCCCCGTAGTCAGTTCTTATTGTACCAAAATTTGTGTACCCTTTATCAGCCATTTCACCCTTGATGGTTTTCCATATAGCTTTCATGGATTGCATCGTAACCTCAAAGTTTGATTGAATATCGCTTGGAGGTATCAATGTAATAGCATCTACATAATCAAGCTCAGGTGAACTGTTGATAAATAATGCTACTTCATCAGGGTATTCTGTGGCTAATGATTGTATCTCGTATAGGAACTCTAATAGTTCATCTTTCGTACCAGCGATGTAAGATTTATAAGAGCTACCTATTGCGAATGCCTTTGCTATACCTTCTACATCGTTTTCTGCTTGGTATATTTTTTCCATTGTGTCTTCGTATATACTGTTTATTTTGTCAATGTATAGTTGAATTTCTTCTAAGGAGGCATCATACATTGTGTCAGATGACGCTGTTTCTGTTCGATAATCTTCATCCCTTTGCATGTCATAATAATTTGTCATCTCTTTTTCCCAGTTTACTTCCCATTTGTATACTTCTCTTACGCTGGGTGCTTCTTTTTCTTTTTTGATTTTTTCCCATTCATTTTTTATGTTTTCTATTGATTTTTTTGTTGGCCTTTTCAAGTCTTTAACTGTTACGCCATAGAATTTAAGAGCTGTTTGATAGATGTTGTACCAGTAATTCCTGATACGCTGTTTGTTGTTCTTTCTTTTAGCCATAATTTATACCTCACGGGTGCAACATTTGATTGATTGCATCTTCTCTACCTTTACGGTAAGCGTCTTGATAGATGTACTTTAGATTGCGTTCCAAGGAGTCATAAGTCAGGACTATCACTCCTAGTGTGCGGCTGAAATCATCAAAGTCTGTTCCTTCCCTTAGTATTATATCACTGTCTGCGTAATCACGATAGAATATAATGTGCTTGTAATTTGTAAGGTCAATAGTCTGCTTGTCAATTTCTTTGTGAGTTGCTATAATCATTAATTATGTACCTCCCCCTTTTTTATTTCTCTTTTATGCCAACCTGCTCAGTCACTACCCTTATTTGCTCATGCAATACGTCCATCATATGTGCTGTTAAATTATTTACTTCAAAAAGTGTCTTCACATCTGCCTCTAATGCTTTAATTCTTGCCTCTAAAATCATGGCATATATTGCTATGACTGCTACTAATATCGTTAATACTATTATCATATGTCACCCTCTTTTCTCCTTTTATAAAAGCACTCCCAGCACTGAT